CGGCGCGAAGACCATTGACGTGGACAGGATCAAGGTCGCGCAGAGCGCGCTGGCCGGCGCGAGATAGGCGGGCATGATGGCCGCGACTTACAGCGCATTGGATGATGCCGGCCGCCCGTACTACGTGTGCGATTGCGGATGGACGACTTACGATGAGGCGACCATCCGGGCGCATGTGGCGGATTGCAGCCCGCCGGCCAGACCATCGACGGAACGGGAGCCGCCGGCGATGATGCCACGGCCGAGCCGGCGCGCGAACAGGTGACGCAATGCCCGTGCAGGGCTATGACAGGCGCGGCGCCATCCAGGGCGGGAACCTTTACACTCCCGCCCTGGAGACCGCGCAGATGGAGCCGGGCGAGCGGGCGGTGAAGCGCTATCCCAAGCCGCGGCGCAAAACGCGGCGGCTGCGGCGCGAGGACATGGATAGCGATGTCGAGCGCGAGTTCACGCCGCGCGGCAAGCGGGAGGGGAAATGGGACTGACCGTCACTGGGCCGCCGGCGGTTGAGCCGCTGTCGCTCGGCGACGTGAAGCTGCAGTGCCGCCTCGACCCTGCATCGAGCGACGAGGACAGCTTGCTCAATGCGCTGATCGCGGTGGCGCGCCAGCGGGCCGAGCAGTTCACGCGCCGCGCGCTGATCACGCAGACATGGGAGTTGTGGCTGGACGCATGGCCCAAGGGCAGCGGTTTATCCCTGCCGCGCCCACCGCTGCAAACCGTGGATTCGATCAAATACTACAACACGGCGGGCGTCGAGGCGGAGTTCGCGGCGGCAAACTACCAGGTGGACATCGCCAGCGAGCCGGGCCGGGTGTCGCTGGGTTACGGGAAATCCTGGCCGACGACGACCCTGCGGCCCATCAACGGCGTGTGCATCGAGTATGACGCCGGTTACGGCGACGCGGCGGCGAGCGTGCCCGAGGCGATCCGGCAGGCGATGCTGCTGATCGTCGGGCACCTCTACGAGCACCGCGAGGATGCGATAGACGCGCGGGTGGCGCCGGAGGCGATCCCGTTCGGGGCGGATGCGCTGCTGTGGCCGTACCGGGTGCTGCCGTGATTCGGGGTTCGCGCGCTCCGCGTGAGCGCGCGCCCAAGGGAACGCGCAGCTCGTGAGCGCGCGCCCGAGGGAACGCGGAGCCGAGGGGCACGATGGAAGCCGGGAAGCTGCGGCAGCGGGTGACGATCCAGCAGGAGATCCCGGACATCGGCGGGCTCGACGATTACGGGCAGCCGGTGCCGCCGTGGGAGGACGTAGCGACCGTATGGGCGGCGGTGGAGCCGCTGCAGGGGCGCGAATACTTCGCCGCCCAGCAGATCGCCGCCGAGGTGACGACGAGGATCACGATGCGTTACCGCGAGGGGATGAACCCGCAGATGCGCATCGCTTACGGGGACATCACCTACGAGATCCTGGCGGTGATCAACCCGGCGGAGCGCGGCCGGGAGCTGCAGATACTGTGCAGGGAGCTGGTGGGCGCCACGCCTGCGATGTGAAATGGCAAACGACTTTAGGATACGCGTCAGCGGCGGGGAACAGTTGGGCCGCGCACTCGACCGTCTGGGACAGGCGGTTGGGGGAATCATCCTCGGCCAGGCCCTGAGAGCGGCGGCGGAACCGATCCGTGATCGCGCGCGTGAACTCGCCCCGCGCCGCACTGGCTTCCTCGCCGAGCATATCGTCGTGGTCCCGGATCCCGAGCGGGAAAACGCGCTCCTCGTCGGCACGACCAAAAAGGCGTTCTACGGGCACATGCAGGAGTTCGGCGTGCAGCCGCACGCGATTGGCAAGGGCAGCACCCTGCGGTCGAAGGGCAGGCGGCAAACGGGTCGCATGCATCCTGGCCATGCGGCGCATCCGTTTATGCGTCCCGCGATTGACCAGTGCGAGGATGAGGCCGGCCGCCGCTTCGCGGAGGTGCTGCGGCGCGGCATCGAGGAGCATAGCCGATGACGACTCAGCCGATAGGCGCGGCGCTGCGTGCGCACCTTGCCGCGCAGCCGGCGGTCGCCGCGCTGCTGGGCGACGAGATTGCCGCCGAGATATTCCGCTTCTACCCGCTGCGCCTGCCGCAGAATCCCGTCCTGCCGGCCGCTACTTACCAGCTCGTGAGCGCGCCGCGGCTTTACTCGCAGGAGCCATCGCCGGCCGCCGTGCGCGCGCGGTATCAGATCACGATTTATGCGCAGACGGAGATGCAGGTCCAGGCCGTGGCCACCGCCATCGAGGCGGCGATGGGCGGTTACAGCGGACTGCTCGACCAGGCGGATGCAACTTGTTTCGTCGAGAACGTGCTCGACGGATTCGATCCCGACACGAACCTGATGGCCGTCACCATGGACGTGCTGATCCTGCACGAACAGGTGGTACCGGCGTAGGAGGACGAGATGGCCCGTGAGATCCTGGCGAAGACTATTTGCCCGGGCAACCTGGCGAGCATCGGGCTGGACGTGACGATGACCGCCGCCAACACTGGCGACAAGAACCGCTTCCTTGCGACAGGCAAGGAGATCCTCATCGCGCGCAACAGCGCCGGCGCCGCCGCGCACACCGTGACGGTCACCAGCGCGCCGGACCACAAGGGGCGGACGAAGGACGTTACCGCGTTCTCGATGGCCGCGGGCGACGTCAGCGTCTTCGGCCCCTGGCAAACCAAACTCGCCGGGTGGATCCAGCCCGACGGCTACATCTACCTGGAGGCCAACCATGCCGAGATCCTTTTCGGCGTGCTGGTCATCCCGGACGATTTCTAGGAGGTCAATATGCCCGACCGCACGCCGATCGTGAAGACGACGCTGCTGGGCGACGCCGTGAATGCAGGCGTCATCGGTCAGCTGCAAGGCGCCGACATCGCGCTCAAAAACAGGTTCGTGGCCACCGGGCGCGAGATCGTTGTGGCCCTCAATACCGATGCCGGCGCGCAGACGGTGACGGTCACCAGCATCGCCGACAGCATGGGGCGGGTGCAGGACATCGCCGCTTTCAGCCTCGATCCCGACGAGATCGCCTATTTCGGGCCCTTCCACCTCGAGGGTTGGATACAGTCGGACGGCTATGTGCACCTCGAGGCGAGCGCGGTCACCGTCCTGTTCGATGCGCTGGTGATCCCCGACGACTTCTAAGGCGCCCTCGCCTGACTAGCAAACCCAGGCGCGCGCCTGAGGGCGGGCGGCGCCGCGAGGAGGTTCGAGATGGCGAAATATCGCGGGATAGGTACGCTCATCAAGCGTGGGAATGGGGATGGCCCCCCCGAGACGTTCACCACCATCGCGGGCGCGCGGGATGTGGCCGGCCCGGCGCTGACGCGCGAGATCATCGACGTCACGAGCCAGGAATCCTCCGGCGATTACGCCGAGAAAATGCCTGGTCCCATGGATGCCGGGAAGGTGACCTTCGCGCTGTTCTGGAATCCGGCCGGCGCGACGCACGATGAGCACACCGGCCTGGTGGCGGACTTCAATGCCGGCGTCGCGCGCAGTTACCAGCTCTACTACCCGGATGCCGGGCACAAGACCTGCACCTTCGAGGCATTCGTGACGAGTTTCGCCCCCACGGGGGAGGTCAAGGGCATGCTGACTGCGGCCGTCGAGCTGGACATCACCGGCGTGCCGAACTGGTCGTAGGATTCGCAGCCGAGGTTTACCCGCCGACGGCGGGTTTACCCGCCTTTGGAGGGAGAGCAAGCCTTTGGCGGGGCGGCCTTGCCGCACAACATCCGAGGAGGCAGACATGGAGGCGCAATCCGAACGCGTACTGGGTCGTGATGACATCCTGGCTGCGAGCGATCTCCCGCCGGAGCGCCTGCAGATTCCCGAGTGGGGCGGCGCTGTCTATGTCCGCGGCCTGACCGTCGCCGAGGCCGATGAGCATAACCGCCGCCTCGTGCTTTTGATGCGCGCGCGGCAGGACGAGGAGGAGCGAGCGCCGCCGGAGGTGCGCGCGTGGGTGCTGATGATCGCGGTGGTGGACGCCGGCGGCCGCCGGCTCTTCACCGACGCGGATCTCCCGCGTCTCGGCGGCAAATCGCGCCGCGCGGTCGAGCCGATCTACGACCGCGTGCTGCAGATCTCCGGCATGATGCCGGAGGCCATGCAGGTCGCCACCGCGCGTTTAGAGCCGAGCCCGGACGCCAATTCCGGCACCAGTTAGCCCTGCGGCTGGGGTGCACACTGGCGGAACTCGGGCGGCGCATGACGCACGCGGAACTCGTCGAGTGGGTCGGGTTCAATGCCCTGTCCCCGATCGGTGATGACCGCGCCGATCTGATCGGCGCCATGGTTGCCGCCACGGTAATGAACAGCCAGGGCGGGGACCGCGGCCGCCCCGTTCAGCCGAGCGATTACATGCCGCGGTGGGATGCCGGCGACGAGGACGACGAGCAGCTGGCCATCGCCCACGAGCGCGCGCAGATGCAAGCGATGATCGCCTTCACCGCGGCGCGCGAGATCGAGCAGAACGTACCGCCCGAGAAGCGCACCGCGCACCTGGCGAGGGTGAACTGATATGCCGACCGTAGGCACCCTGCAGATACTGGTCGAGGCGGAGGTGCGCGGCGCGATCGCGGCGCTGAAAAGCGTCAATGCGGAAAGCCGCAACCTCACCCGCGAAATGCAGGGCCGCGGCCAGGCGATGAGCGGCTTCCTACGCGCGCAGCTCGACATGGCCAAGGGGACGCGCGAGGAGGGCGCGGCGCGCAAAGAGCTGATCGGCCACCTCCGCACGCAGCAGACCTTCTACGCCTCCCAGGTGGATTACAAGAAACAGAGCGGGGACTGGACCAAGTACGAGATCAGCAACGCCACCAAGGCCGTGCAGGTCGAGAAGCAGATCCTGGACCTGAAGCGGCAGCAATCCGCCGCGGCGCGCATCCACATCACGGATCTGCGGCAGCTCGGCTATACCCTGGCGGCTACAGGCGGCCTGGTCGTCGCCGGGCTCGTAAAGGTGGCCCAGGCCGCCGGCGAGGACGAGGACGCCTACCGGCGCCTGGAGGATGCCGCGCGCGCCTCCGGGCGTGCGATGGACGTCCCCGCCCTCGCCGCTCTCGCAGATCAGCGCCAGCTCGTGACGCGCTACACCGACGAGGAGACGCAGGCGATGCAGGCGCTCCTCATGACCTACCGGTTCAACCAGGCGCAGATCGAGGCGCTTACCCCGCGCATCCAGAACCTCGCGGCGACCTATCACAAGGACCTCAATCCGACGGCGATCGCGGTCGGTAAGGCATTCGACGGCAATGCGACAGCCCTGAAGCGCTTCGGGATCATCCTGCCGAAAAACACCGACCTCTCGCGGGACTTCGGCCAGTCGCTGCTGCTCCTGGATCGCTACGGCGGCAATATGGCCGAGACCATGGGCAGCACCGTCCCCGGGCAGCTCGTGATCCTGCGGAACCAGATGGACGAGACGAAGGAGGCGCTCGGCAAGGCGCTGACCCCGGAGATCGTAAAGTGGACCGAGAAGCTGATCGCCGCCTCCGCCGCCACGCGCGAGTGGATAGACCTGCACCCCGAGACGGTCAGGGCGCTCGCCAAGGACGCGGCGGGGTTTGCGGCCGTCGCGGTCCCGGTCGGCGGACTGCTCATCGCCCTGCCCACCCTCGCCAAGGACTACGAGATCCTGCGCGCGGCGATGACTACGGCGAACATCGCCGCCTATGGCCCCTGGCTCATCGTCGCCGCGGAGCTGGGGATCCTCACGGCCGAGGTCTGGAACATGACGGACTCATGGAGGGAAGCCGCCAGATCGGTCAGGCAATATAACGATGCAATTGCCGGCGCGGTGGAACGCGGGGTAATCGCGCCACCGAAGGCACCGAGCGCCGAACGCCAAGCGGTAATCCGACGCGCATCGGAGTGGGGGACCGATGCCAAGATGACGCCAGAGGAGAAGCGGTGGCACGAATGGATGGAGGCGGGTCAACCGATACGCCCCTACATGATCCCGGGCGCAAAATATGGCGCGCGCACGCCGCCCGCCGCTCCGCGCCCGCAGGTGAACCTCGGCGCGCTGACGGTGCCGACGGCTGGGCGCGGCGGCGGCCGGCCCGCTCCGACCGCTCAGGAGATTGCGCGCCAGTACCAGGAGCTGCTGCGCTCGCGGTTGGAGCTCGCCAAGGCGACGGGAGACGAGGAGGTGATTCGCGCCCGCACCAATGCGCTGCTCGCGTGGGAACTCAAGGCAGCCGAGAAGTTCAAGAAGGACGAGATCTTCCGCAACCAGCTGCTGACGGACCGCGCGCGGTTGCTCAAGGAGATGCCGCCTTCAGTCGCCCAGCTCGACAAGGCTTTCGCGGGCATCAACGACCCGGCCAACTGGGCCTTCACCGATAAGGTCCCCAGCGACTTCGTCGAGAACATGAATCGCGCACTCCTCGGCGCCGACCTGGACGCGGCCTTCGCGGGGATCAACGACCCGGCCAAGTGGAGCTTCGTGGACGACGTGCCGAGCGGGTTTGCCGAGAACATGAACCGCGCGCTGCACGAGGCCGAACTGGACCTTGCCTTCGCGGGCATCAACGATCCGGCCAACTGGGAGTTCACCGATAAGGTGCCGAGCGATTTTCAAGCCAAAATGGACGCGCAGCTCCAGGGCCTGCTGCCCAAAGTTTCGACTTGGGCCGCCGATATGTCCGCAATCATGGCGGACTGGGAGAAGGACTTCACGGACACGATCGTCGAGGGGGTGACGGCCGGCAAGCTGGCCTTCACTGACTTCGCCGATACCGTGATCCAGCAGATGTACCGCATGATGACCCAGCGCTACATCACCGAGCCGATATTCAATTATCTCACCAGCCTGCTCCCCGGCATCGCGGCGAAGCGGCAGATGGGCGGGCCGGTGGTGGCCGGCCGCGGCTACGTTGTCGGCGAGCGCGGGCCGGAGATGATTATTCCCCGCACGCCCGGCTACGTGATCCCTAATGCCGCGCTCGGCGGGCGCGGCGGAATCGTGGTGAACCAGACGCTCAACATCGCCTCGGATGTCGCCGAGGGGGTGAGGCGGCAGTGGATGGCGCTGCGCGGGCAGATCCGGCGCGATGCCGTTGACGCCGTGCTGGAGGGCGTCGAGCGCGGCGGCTCCTACGCGCGCGCGCTGGGGCGGAGACGATGACCATCCTCGCCATGCCGAGCGGATGCGTACGCGGCGCGCGCTTCATGCTGCGCCCGAACACCCAGACGTTCGTGTCGCCGCTTTCGCGCTCGGTGCAGACGCTCCAGCTGACGGGGGACCGCTGGGAGGCGCAGTTCGACCTCATCCCGATGAAACGCGAGACCGCAGCGGCATGGCAGGCGTTCCTCGCGCGCCTGGGGGGCATGGCCGGGCGCTTCTACGCCGGCGATCCGGGCGCCAAGAGCCCCCGCGGCCTCGCCGGCGGCGCGCCGAAAATCAAAGGCGCGGCGCAGACGGGCACGAGCCTGATCACGGACGGCTGGATAGATCAGAGCCGGTGGATCACCGGCCGCCTCAACGGCGGCCTGCGCAGCGAGACCACGCCCTCGCGCTACGCCGAAGCCGCGAACTCCGCGAGCCTGAACATCACCGGCAGCACGATGACGATCGAGGCGTGGGTGCGGCGCTCGCGCGACTGGAAGGCCGCCCGCTTCCTGGACAAGGCGGATCAGTACGGCGTCGGCATTGACGCCGCCGGGCACTGGCAAGCGTATTTCTGCGTGGTGCCCGGGGGCGGCGGCTACACGTGGGTGGATTCGGCATTTGCGGCGCCGATCGCCGTGTGGACGCACATCGCGGTCAGCTATGACGGCACCAACGTGCGGTTCTACGTCAACGGCGCGCTCAAGGCCACGATCGCGCACCCGGTCGGCGGCGCGATCGGCGCGGAGACCACCGTGCTGCGCTTCGGCAACCAGCACGGGGCGGCAGCATGGAACGAGTTGGATGACGTCCGGATCTGGAACGACGTGAGAAGCGGCCCGGAGATCCTCGCAAACTACTACACCGAGCTGACCGGCGCGGAGGGCAACCTGGTTGCCTACTGGAAGATCAACGAGGCGGCGGGCAACGCGTGCCTCGATGCGACAGCCAACGACAACGACGCCCTGATCAAGGGCGCGGTGACGGGACTGCTGCTGCCTGGAGACTACATCAGCTTCGATACCCCGACGCCCTGGCGCGAGATGCACATGGTGGTGGCGCAGGCCGATTCCAACCTCGCGGGCGAGGCGACGCTGACCATCGCGCCGCCGATTCGCGAATCGCCGGCGGACAATGCCGACATCACGATCAACAGCCCGACC